CGCCGTGCCGAACCACAGCGCGCCGTCCTGCTCCCACAGCACGCGGGCCGGGATATTGGTACAGTAAAAGCCCGCATACTGGCGCGTGGAATAGGGGGCCGAGCGGTCCGTCTGCGTGGCCTGCAGCCCGTCCAGAATGTACGCGCGCCCGTTCAGGCACAGCCAGTACATGTCTTTGTAAACCAGCGCGAACGCTTCCTCCAGCCCGTTTTCCTCCAGCAGCTTCCCGTTCAGGAAGAAGCTGCGGCTCTGGCTGTATTTTTCCCCGGTAATGTCCTGCGCCGTGATGGCGTAAACGCCCAGCTTTGTCAAAAACAGCGGCTCCGTGCCCAGATATCCAAACGAATACGGCCCGATGGCTCCCTCGCCCTGCAAAATGTTCACGATGGGGAACGCGGGCTTGTTGTCCACAAGGGTTCCCTCCCGCACGATCACGTTCCGGTCGGAATCGGTGGAATCCTTGTGCGCCGCCAGCCGGGCGTTTACAATGGAATATCCCACAATGGCGCTGTCGCTCTGGCCCAGCACCGAATAGGCCTGGTCTCCCCAGTAGGTGGGGTCGTTCAATCCGCTGTACCAGTCGTAGTTGATGAGCTGCGGGCTGCCGGACAAAAACAAACGGTCCGTCGCGCCGTTCACGCCGAACTGGATGCCGATGCGGCATTTGTTGATGCGGTCCGCATAGCCCTCAACCGTGTGTGATGCGGTGATTTTCACATTGTCCTGCCCCGCCACCGGGGATACGCCCGGCGCGGTGGTGAACGTGACCGTGCCTGCCGTGCGGTTTACAGTAAAGCCGCTGTTTTCCGCCATCGGCTTCCAGCTTCCGTCCGCCTGCAACAGCTCTGCCTCCACGGGCGTACTGTCCAGCGGCACAAGAGACATTTGATACACCTTATCATTTTCTGTCCCAAGGAACTGCTCCCGGTATTTTGGGCAGATCAAATTGGCGTTTTCGTATTCCTCCCCGCCGCCGTTCGGCGCGCGCGCGATGGTCAGCGTGGGGATGTATGCGTCCGCGTCCACCCGCGTCACGGCCGTGCCGTCGTAGCACAGCAGCGCCTTTCCGTCCGCGATGTACAGCTTTTCGCCAAATTCCCACGAGCGGCTGCGCGCGTCGTTTGCGTCGGAATACACCACGGAATCGCCCTTGTACAGCTTTGTGCCCGCGTGTACCAGCGGGTCGTGCCCCATCAGTGCGTGATATCCGTTGATTCGCCCGTCCAGCGTCCGCTTAACCTGCCATCCCATGCGCTTGCGCACCTTCCCGGGCACGTCGCGGATCATGTTCTCGCAGTCGGGCGAGCGGTTTTCGTCCGCGTTGGCCGGGCTGTTCGTCAGGTCCGCGCCTAAAAAGGTATCAATTTTCACCTGGGACAGCGTGGGAGCCGACGCGCGCGGCATATTTGTCTGTTTAAACATTGCAGCCACCCATTACAACCGCAGTTGGTCCATCTGTCATGCCGGAAAGGTTTGAAAGCTTGCCCTGATACTGCGCGTAAAAGCTCTGGAAAAACCGCTGGTCGTATTCCATGCTCTGCGTCTGCGCCGCGACAAATAAAATCACGGCCAACACTGCTTCATCCGGCAAATCAAACTCCGTTTCATCCGGCGCATTGTCCGGAATGTCCGCCGGATACGCCTCATAGCGCAGCGTAAACGCATCCGGCAGCTGCGAATATTTTGTGTACGGATGTGCAATACCGTCTACGATCACGTAGCGCGGCTTATAGCAGTCCTGCGGCAGCGTTTTTTCATCTTCCGCCGCGTACGTTTTTTCGCGCCAGATGGGGTAATACAACGCTACCTCTTTCTGTCCCATGTCAAAAAAACGGTCCAGTTTCCACGTCAAATCAACCTTTGGCTTTGTTTCGTCCAGCAGCTTTAAAACTTCACTCTTTGCATCGCCCAACATCATGTTTATTGTCGCCTCCAATTCACGAGCGCAGGAATCGAACCCGCATGTTCCATTCTCGTGTCAAAAGGGGGCTTTCGCCCCCTCACGGGCCATTTAAGGAAGCAGCAATGCCGCCGCCTTCATGGTCGCCGCGCCTGTAACAATGACCTTGCCCGCCTTTTTAAACGCGCCGGATTCCAGCACCACGGCCTTGGTCTTGCCGTTCGCCACGTTCACCACAAGGTCCGCGACGCCCTGAATGCCATTTCCGGCTTTGAATGTCACGTCCCCGGCGCTGGAGCCGCCGTTCTCAATCAGGATCACGATCTTCGTGTCCTGCCCGTCAAACTGAATCTCCGCCCCGGCCGTGCCGTCCAGCGCAGCCGTAGCGGGCAGCTCCACCCCGCCGTTCAAGGGGATTTTTGTCAAAGCAATTGCAGTTGCAGCCATGTTTCAAAACTCCTTTCCATTAAGCCCCGGCCTTGCAGTTCAGCACCACAAGCTCCTTGGGCCGCACGATTTTCGCCTGATACAGCACAAAGCCCTTCACCGCGTCGGAGAAGCCCTTCTCCGGGCGGTACGCTTCCACGTGCGTCATCGGGTTCACAAACGCCACTGCCTTGTCCGTGTGCACCGTAATAAGGCTGTTTGCGCTGGAATCCACGGCGACGTTGTTGCTCATCTTTACAATAACGTTGCCGTACTTGCCCACGCGGCCGTTCTCCAGCATTTTGCTGTTGTCGGTGTCCAGCGCCGTGTACGCCTGCTTCAGGCGCATGTAGAACCAGGGCGGCACCTCCATCATAATTTTGCCGTTGGGCTTCACGTTGTTGCCGTACAGCTTTTCCAGCGCCTTGTCGATCTCCTCCAGCACGTTGCTTTTGGTGATAGATGTTGCGCTGGACGCGTACTTCACCGCCTCACGTGTTGCCGCCATGCCGGCAATGTGCTTGTCCATCTCGTCCGCAAGGCCGTAAGTCGCCTCCTTGTTCAGCGCCTCCATCACGCCGCCCACAGCCTGCCGCTTGTCGATATCGTCTACCTTGTAGTTGAAATAGCTGATCTGCTTGATGGCAAGTGTCACGCTGGTGTCATCCACGTTTTCAGGGTCGCTCAGTGTGATCGCCTTGTCAGTGGTTGTGGTGATGGTGGGCTTTCCCACTCCAAGGATGCGTACCGTGTCTCCCATCGCCTTTACTTCGCCCTCATACTGGCGGTTGCAGCCCTCTGCATATACGAGCGCTTTTTCCAGCTCGCGGTTGATGGCTTCCGCCCATACGGTGGGAATAAAATTCTGATATGCCATAGTTTAAAACTCCTCCTTTACTTCCATGTTCCCATGGATTTTCTGATTTTTTCGTAATTCTTGCTTACCGTCGCCTGGTCCATCGCTGCCACTTCTTCGTGCGTGAAGAACTCTTTTTCTCCGGAAGATGTCGGCTTTACATCTCCCATACTGGGCGGGTTCGCCGCGCTGCGCGCTTTTTCGGCCCGGATGGCCTCATAGGCCACAAGCGGTTTGATGCCGCTCGCGCACAGCTTCAAAAATTCAACGCCCAGCTCGTCCACGCTTTTGGCTTTCTCGTCCGGGTATGCTTTTCGGATGGCTTTCAGATCATTTGAAAACTGCTCCTGTGCTTCCCGTTGCCGATGTCGCTGCAATTCTTCTGCCTGCGCCCGAATCTCCGGGTCTGTGGCTTTAATCTGCTCACGAAGCTGCGCTTCAAGCTGCTTGAAAGCCTCCGGCTCCATCTGCGCAGCCTGTGCGCGCTGGCGTGTTGCCATTTCATCACGCCATGCCACAAATTCCGCCTTGGATGCAAACGGCTTTCCGGTATTCGGGTTGACCGCGTCTCCTACGAGTTCGTGGAAAATCTGTTCTTCCCGCTGCTGTGCCTCCTGCTGGCGGCGCATGGCGGCAAACCTTGCGTTTTCTTCCGGAGATTGCGGCTGTTTGGCGGGTTCAGCCTCGTTTGCGCCTGTTTCATTCTCCACCGAAGTTTCAGGCTTGGATGCCGCTGCGTTTTCTTCTGCGGCAACGGCTTCTGCGTCAGGCACGGCGCTTTCCTGTACCTGCGCTTCTGTAGTGTTCATGTTCTCGTCCATTTTTCTCCTTTTTACGCTTGGAAAGCGATTGGATTTTTCCGCGTTGCCTGCGAATTATTTGAAGCGCGGGCTATTCGCCCGGCTCGCCTCCGATTAGATACGCCCGTCGCTGCTCCACGATTTTACCGTGGTTCGCACATTGCGCGTTCGTGCAGGTAAGGTCCTGCTCTATGTATACTTTGGTAGCGGTGTCCGGGCTGTTGTCGCCCTCGGCTTTTGTTCGGCTGCCGGAAATGCGCATCTCCGTTTTACACAATGGGCATAGCATTTTGCATCATCCCCTCTCCTGCCGTCATTACAGGAGATGCGGTTGCAACTCCCTGTGCGCCCATTCCCGTGCTGGGCATACCATTCGGCACGCCCATAGCAAGCATCGCCTGAGCGGCCTCCTGCTGCGCCTGTGCGCGCCTGTCCAAAATGGCCTGGAACTTGTCCTTCGGCACGCCGGAATTGTCGTCCAGCGCCTCCACGTATTCCTCAAATGTGATATGCTGCTGCGCCAGCGCGTTTTCTAGCGAAAGCTCGCGGGAAAGCACGCTGTACGGGTCGATGGGCGAAATGTCGATTTTGATATCAATGTCCAGATTTTGAAGGTCAGCGTTCGAAATCAAAACGCCGTTGTCCAGTTTCAATCCTTGTACAGAATACGCTACCCACAGCTTGTACCAGATCATCGCCAGGTCTTCCACGAACTGCTTATATGCCGCGCTCTGTTCGTTCAGGTTCATGGCGCTCTGGTCGCGGGCCGCCTTGATGGCCTCGCCGCTGGTTTTTGTTGGGTCTACCTGTCCAGTGGCTGATTCACTTGCTCCTTCAAGCTCCCGGCTGGTGCCCACAAGCTCGGCCTGTAAATTCGCCGCGTCGCCGCTGATGGGCGCGGGGTTCAGATACTGCACAAAGCTGCCCACCGGGTTCGCGTTCAGGTTTTTCACACCGATGCTTGCCCCCACTGTGCCCAGGCTCTCCGGCTGCAGCAGCTTGTCCTGGTCGTACACCACCGTGGGAAAGCTGTACCGCTTCACGCAGATGGCCCGCCGCGCCAGCGTGCGGTTCACCTCGATCTGGTTCGGAATCAGCGTTTCCACAACGCCCACGCCCCGGGCGCTGCCCATTTTTTCTTCCCAGCGCATGCCGCACACCGGGTAAACGTCCAAACCGTTGATTTTCTCCATGGGCCGGTAAATAACGGTCTCCGTTGAACGGCAGAACTCCATGCCATCTGTTGTCTTGCGCATGAACAACAGGCTTGTGCATTTCCCGTTGTCCGTCTGCACCTCGTCGGCACTCGTAACGCCTAACTGCGTTTCGTCCGCTTCATCGGATACGATCATACGGATATCCGCTTCGTTTATCCCATTTTCCTTCGCCTGTTTACGCACACTGTCCACAGGCACGCGCTCGGCAATGATAATCCATTCCTGTTCTTCTAGGTTCGGCTCCTGCTCGTTGGCCAAATACAGCGAAGTCTTATCAATCAGCCTCATTTTCAGCCGTGGCGTCATGTCTGTTACTACGCTGTTGCTCGGCTTTCGGTCATCAAAGCAGTACAGATAATGATCTCCCGTGATGCAAGCATTTTTCACAACGGCCCATTTCTTGCTGTCCAGTTTGCCCTTTTCCCACTGCGCCGCCGCGAACTCCGTCAATGCGTCGCAAATCTCGGCTTTCTGCGGGTCGTCATCCATTGGAGAAAATATGATCGCCGTATCGTTCATCGCTACCATGGCAATTTTGTACCGGCAGATGGGCTTGATAAAGTTCAGCACCGGTAATTCCTCATCTCCGGACTGCAGCCCGTGCCACTGGTCGCCCTCGTAAAAGCGGTGGCATTTTTCCGTCAGCGTGTACATGTTCGCTTTGTTGTGATGGTCCTTGCCCGCCTGGTACTTGCGCCAGATGTCCGTACACTCTTTTTCCTGCATCATTTAACCACCCTCTGGCCTTTCCCGGTCCCGTCATATGCATCGATGTTCGCCAGAATCGTGTCATATTTGTCCGTGCGCTTTACCGTAGCTTTAACAGGCATCTTCGCAGGCTCCGGAGCAATTCCTTCCTGCACATGCATACCGTCCCGCAGCCCGAGGCGGTAGCAGTATACGCACAGCGCCGCCATACCGCATACCGCCAGCGCCAGAACAAACGTTAAAACGTCAGATAACATGATATTTCCCTCCTTGCCCCAGCGGTCCCGCCATGGGCTTCTTTATGCTGAAATCATCCCGCAGGATATCGTGCGTCTGCTTTTTGGGAGCCTGCGCCGCCGTGCTCCAATAGGTGCAGAACCCACGCAGCGCATCCGGTGCATGCGTCAGCTCATGCGGCTCATTTGCCACATCCTCCGGCTTTTTCTCGTCATGCTGTACAGCCGGAAGCGTGCGAATGAGATTTATACAGGTGTCGAAGATGCGCAGCCCCGGAGACGTTCCGCCCTGCTCGTCCGGCCGCAAAGCCAGAAATTCCCGCACCGCCAGCCATCCAGCCACACGGTCGTTCCCGGTCTTTGTCAGTGCGACGCCATTCTCAAAAAATATTTCCGCCGCGCTTTTCCCCGTGTCCTGCCTTCGGTTCCACAGGTCCGGCGGTGCCAGCCATGTGTATATATCGTCATCACCGTTTATCTCCAGCATCCGCCGTGCCGCCTCGCTGATGATGTGGCCCTGTTTATTGGCTCCCTTGCCATTGTCCCGGCCCTCGTATAGCTCCTTATACACCACGGCGCGCCCCTGCTCGTCCACAGCCACCCAAAGTGCCGCCAGCATGTCCATGCCGTAATCCAGCGTCACATAACGCCGCCAGTGCGCCGGTATGCCGTGCGGCCTGCACACATGCACATTGCGGTCAAATTCCGCGAAATACTGCCCCTCGAAGATGTCCCAGTCTCCATCTCGTAAAGCCCGCCTATTTGTTTCGTCAAGGTTTTCAAGCCGTGTCAAATATTCCGGGTCTCTGTCCATCAAAAATTTGTTATCCATAATCTTTGACGGTAAAAACAGCCTTGTGCCTGTGGAGAGCGTATGTATAATGTCTGCTTGGCCAATGTCAATAAAACGGTCTTTAACCCATGCATGGCCCACTCCACCAGGATTTGTACTGCTTTTGACTGCCTTTGGAAAATCGTTTGCTCCACGTACACGAGAAATAAGATAGATATACATGCTCTCGGTAAAATGCGTCAGCTCGTCGAAGCGTATCACATCGTATTCTGCCCCTTGATAGCGATAGACATCTTTTTCCGCATCGCAATATCCAAACTCTAAGACAGACCCGTTTGCGAATGTCCCTCTATGACTTGTAGCCGAATACCTGTATAAAGCGCGTGGATAAAACTTGAGATGGAGCAAGCCTTTTGCATTCCTCCGCCCACCGTTCAGACGGTGTTTTGTGCAGCCGAAACCATTGCTCCATAAGTAAGTTATTCGCCTGCTGTTGTGTCATTGATCTGATTTCCTTTCTGCTCCTCGGGCCAGAAATATTTCATAGATAAATGCAAAAGCGCATACGGCTCATGCTGCTGAATCCGACGCACCATTTTCAAGATTTTGTTCGTTCTGCGCTCCATTCCTGCGCCAATAATCCCGCCGAGGATTGCCCCTGTGAGTAAAGCGATGTAAAACGTAGTGTTCATCTCTCTTTCAGCTCTTTGAGCACTAACGGAAACATAAGTTTGATTAACGCCTCCTGCGTTCTTTAATTTCATCCCAAAAATCCAAACAGTCTCGCCATCCATCCATCATAAAAAACCAGAATACAAACACTATCAAAAGCATCGGTATAAAAAGACATAGTGCAAAAATTACAAGTGCTGACATATTTACCTTCTTAAACAATCAGTTTGATAATCTCAACCAGCATAGAGGCGACTTGCGGCAGAACTTCCACTTCTGTTTCGCTGGCCGCCTCTTTTGATGCCCGCTCTACAAACGCGAGCAGCGCGTCGGTTAGGCGATTGATTTTTTCAGTATCCATCTCTTTCACCTCCTGTTCCGCCAGTTATAAATGAATTGGCCGTATCCTTATCAGAAGCCCTTTCCGCAATTGCAAAATAGATCATTTGCTGCCGCTGGTCTCGTCCGGCGGCTCTTTTTCTACAGCTATGCCAAGTACCGCGTTTAACCGCATCGTTGTCGTTCGCAATGCGTCAATCTGTTCTTTTGCCTGTTGAAGCAAATTCATGATTTCTTCATTGTCGAATTTTACGTTCATTATCATCTCTTTCACCTCTTCTTTTCGTCCGGTTTATGGGACATATAATGTGTTATTCTGTTGGTGCTGGGATTTCCAAAATTTTGCAGATGCTGGCGACAATTCCAGGAGTAGAAAGTTCCCCCGTCTTGATTTTGTGCAAATACGAACGGTCAAAAAACTTTCCTGTATCAGTTCGAACCTCGTCAATAAGCCATTTATCAGTTTGGCGAATATCCACAATGCGGTGTTCAATCCGTTCGCCAAAATGACAAAGTTCTTTCTTTGCCAAATAAACACCCCCTTTCATGCTTGACTTTTACGCACAAGTGTAATATATTAAGGTTGTCATCACTTACATATTACGCTTTCGCGTCCTATGCTTATTATATTATGCTTTCGCGTAATTTTCAAGCATATTTTAAGCGTTCGCGTAATTTTGGCGTTTTTAACATGATGGGAGCTAAAATTATGTCTGATTTGTACAACACTATAGAAACACTATGTGTAAAAAAAGGAATTACAATTACTACACTGTGCAAAGAAAGTGGCGCGAGCCGTGGGTCATTAACAGATTTGAAAATGGGGAGAAAACAATCTTTGTCAGCTGATACTCTTTCTAAGATTGCTGGATATTTTAATGTATCTGTGGATTATCTTTTAGGCAACAAAGAAAAGCCCGCCGACCAAGAAGTCGACGAGCTTATAAAAAACGATCCCCTCGCCGGCCAACTTTTCGCTGCATACGGCAAGGTAAAAGAAGAGTTTAGCCAAGCTGAGATTGACGATATAACAATGATTATGGAAATGATAGCGGAGAAAAAACGCAGAAAACGCGAAAAAGGAGAAGAATGAGAAAATGAATGCCACGGTTCCTCTTGACGAATTGTACGACAATTTAGATCAACAAGGAATAGAAGTCTTTCATTGTTCCACAAAAGAAGTTGTCGCAGTTGCAGAGCCATCCGGCTATCTTTGCATTGACCCCCAAAAAGTAGAAAGCACTGAACACGAGCGTGAAATCCTCATTCACGAAGAGGGCCACTTTGCCACGAACACCTTTTATCAGTTGGACAGTCCGTACACGGTGCGAGAACATCAGGAAAACATCGCGGTTCGCTACGGCTTTAAAAAATATTATTCTGTTGAAAAGCTACTGTCCTTGATGGAAGAAGGCTACACAGAGGTTTGGCAGCTTGCGGAACAGCTCAGTGTGCGTGAGGAATATGTACAGGAAATGCTTGACTATTACACACAGGCATGCAACGTAAATTTTGCACAAGAATTAGCCGAACGTAAACGTGCCCGTGAAATAGAAAATGACCCAATCACACCAGAAACCTTACAAAAATTGCAAGGCATCGCTTTTTCGTGTGATGGGCCATTAACAGAGACCAGTGCGCAAGATATACTTCGGTTTGTCGAAATGGTAAGAGGACGAAAAAGCAGAGAAAAATAAAAATACCGCACATCTCTCTGGATGACAGCGTTGTTGTGAATGGTTTGCATCGGGTATGAATTTTAATGGAGGAACTGTTATGGAAAGACCTAGATTGAATGAAACTACGCTTCCTGTTCTTACTAAAATTTATTGCATCACGCTTGCCATCGGTCTTTTTTCTGGGCTTTCAGACTTGATAAGCACATTTGACGCATCCGTTTTATTTACAGGAAACACTGTCAACTGGTTTCTATGGGTTGACCTTAGCATATACATTGCTGTTTTGATAACTGGGACATGGATTTTAATTGACATCTTAAATCGTAAATGGCGTTTTCTATATGTTTTATATGCTTTCATTTGCATCCGTATTTTTTATATGGTATTTACTTCTTTTACTCTGGGTCCTAACGTTGGATATCAAGCCCTTGGCTCAATTTTGGTGCCTATTGCATGGGCAATTTATTTTAATAAATCCGTGAAACTAAGGCTTGCATTTCCAATTAGAGGCGGCGTTTCTGCGCTACCAGCATCCGAATCGTCGGAAATTTGGGATGAAGCACATAACGAACAGGAAGATACAGCAGACGATTCTGTATTGAATGAACCCTCGGAAGCTGCACAAGCCGATCAGGAACAACCTCAAATCGAAAACGCACAAGCCTGTATAACTTCCACGTTTGAACCGGAGCAGCAAAAGCCTGTCAAAAAATTGTTCTGTAAAAACTGCGGTACAGAGTGCGGGCCAAATGACACAAAATGCCCGAACTGTGGGAAAAGAGTTCGTTATATTCCCGCAAAAATCAATTATAAAATTTTATGCATCGCTTTTTTACTTTTATCTGTTGGGCTTTGCATTGCTCTAATCGTACAAAGTCAACAGCATAACGCAGAAATTTTGGATTTAAAAACCGAAATGAAAAATGTGGTTTATGAACCAATCCCCGCAAACGATAGAAGCGCAACTCCTACTCTTTACGCTAAATGGCATGTAGCATGCATTACTGAAACCGGAGATAGATATCACGAACCAGGATGCGGATCGTTAAGCAGAAGCAATGCGATTTACATAGTATCTGTTTCCGGAGCAGAAAGACTGGGTTATGCTCCATGCTCTCAGTGTCACGAACCATCCGCGATAAGATACATTGAAGAAAATCAAAAAAAATACAATTAGTCCCAGCATTGCGGGAGGTGATCTATACAATGGCACCTCCCCTTACGGCAGCGTGTTTGTTGTTCCCGAAAGTGTTTGCTACCATCAATATTCGTGCGTCACGATTCAAAATAATATAGATGAAGTATATTATTTTGAAGATGAAAACAGCGCAATTACTGCGGGTTATCGAGCTTGCCCACAGTGCATAAAATAAAAAACGCCCCGGCGTGGGAGTGCCGAAGCGTTTATATAGAACAGCTTACCACAGAGGTGGCAATCCGCCCTGACAATCGGATTATATCACCTCCGGGGTAGGCTTGTCAAAGCATATCTTGGAGGGGCAACCGCTCCTCACGCAAAGAAGGAGGGTGGATTGAAATTGGCACGCAAAAAACTTACAGAGGGCATGCGCCAGAAAGAAAACGGGGTTTGGGAGCTACAGGAAACTATAAACGGAAAACGCCGTTCATTTTCATCTCTAAATCCAGCCGAGGTGATACGCAAGCGGGACATGGCTCGGGCAGAGGGCGCGGCAGAAAAAATTTTGGGAATCCAGGCAGACGAAAAACCAAAAGCCCCGCTTTTTGAAGAAGTCGCTGAAATATATGACGGTCAGGTATGCGAAATGAAACACGGAACACAAATAGCATACCGTCCAGCGCTCCGACGCGCTAAGGCATATTTCAAAGGCATGCGCATAGATGAAATTGATCCGTACATGGTAACACAGTTTCTTAAGTCAATCAGCGGAATGGCTCAATCGACCGTATCAAATCAAAAAACTGTTCTTAATTCGATTTTTCAAATATGGATTGATTCTCCCGAGTGGGCGGGGTTCAGAAACCCGGCAGACCTTGCCAAAATGCCACGAAAGCTAAAAAAAGGCAAGCGAATGCCGCCAAGCGACACGCAAGTACAAATAGTAAAGGACAATCTGGACGATCCGGAAGCGCTCCCGGCGGTTGTGTATTTATGTACCGGCGAACGCCGTGGAGAAGCCTGTGCAATACAGCTCCGCGATATCGACTTTGAAGAAAACTTGATCGATGTTTCAAAGTCCGTTGAGTTCATCGGCAATCGACCGCATATCACTGTTACAAAGACAGAAGCAGGCGTTCGCACTGTACCGTTGCTCTCACCCCTAAAACAAGCCCTACAACAGCTTAGAAGCATGTCACCCGAGACTTATATCATCGGGCTTAAAGAAACGCCTGTAACGGCCTCTGAGTACCGCAGAATGTGGATACGCTTTTGGCGTAAACATGGAATGGCGCAGCCTATCGAAAGAACCATGCGCAGAAAGAGGAACGGACGAGAAACAACAGTAACGTATACTGATTGGAAAGCCGATATATGCGCCCACCAGTTTCGCCACGAGTATGTTTGCATGCTGGCCGAAGCAGAAGTCCCGGAAGAAATAGCGATTTTACTTGTTGGACATGCAAACGCCAAAATGATTCACGAAGTATATTTAGCCCTCAAACCGAGCATGGTTCATAATGCGAGAAATAAATTAAATGAACTTTTGAGGGCTGAAAGACAAGAAAAAAACGCTTAA